GTCTTGGATTACTCTATTATTATAGGAAATTGGTCTAAATGGAGTTAAAAACTCTTTAACATCAACAGGACAACCAAAGCCAAATGGGTCAAAATAACAGCATTTTTTATTATCAAATATTTTAAATGCTACCCAATGAGTTCCGCCTCCATCTTCGTAATCCTGTAAGTTAATGATATAGTCTCCAGCAATTCTTTTAGTAGGTAGTTTATCTTTACTAAAAACGCCAATTAAATCCAAGTCGTCTTTTTCAGCCATTCCTTCCAAATCAAAATTAGTAAGCATTACTCTATACATATACTTTATTTATTAATCTTCAACCAGCAAACCCCTTCAGGTATTGATGATTTAAATAAAGGCTTATTAGAATTTTCTAATACTAAAGGATGTATCCAAACAGGAGTATTATTGATTTTAACAAGATGTTCTTTTTTAATATATAAATGATATTTAAAATCCTGAATGCCTCTTTTCATAGTTCCTCCAATTCGTTTTTGACTATCGCCACCATTTAAGTTGTAGTTATTTCTATTGAGTTCCCAACTATATAGTCCTTCTTTAAAAGCAAACCAAAAATAAACTTTATAGTTCGGCATATGGTCTTTATACCAATCAAGAGTTTTAAATCCTTCTTCAACTTTATTAAAGCCTATCATCGTTTCTGTAAAATCATTAATGCTTAAAATTCTTGACTTCAGTTCTCCGCAGAAGGTTTCCCCTAAAAAATCAACTATACTATACTTGTAAGACGTTTTATAAACTATCCCATATAATTTGTTGATAATAGGTAAATACTGTTTTTCATTTGTCGCCCCCATTAATTCGTAGGCTTGGTTCAACTTTAAGTTATTCATTTATATATTAGATATTCATTATCTTTAAATTTGTTTCATATCTAATATATTATTTTACTTTCTTAACTTCTTCTAAAAGTTGTTTAAGGAGTAATGCCGAGTTCATTAATTTTGCTATCAAGTTGGTATGTTTATCAACTTTCTTATTCTTAAGTTTTAATTTCTCTTTTTCAGCACTTCCGTTTTTCAATGAGTTAAATAAAGTATTATGGTCTTGTTGTAAATCATCAATCAATCTTTGTAGATAACTTTCATCAACTCTATTTGTTATAAAGGACATTACTAATATACCTTTAGAAAAGAAAATTTGTATTTTATCCAGCAGGATAAAACGACCCACCAATACGAATATTAGCAAGTTGAGGACTGGAAGCAATATAAGGAGACATTGCTGGACTTTGAATACGTTGAAATGGACTTCCAGTTTGAATAACAGCAGAAGGCGCTTCAGCAGGAGTAATAGTTCTATCATCGGCAACTCTAAATCCGCAACCCATCATTCCTCCTCGTCTCATCATTGCGCCACTCATTCTTCCTAAACCAGCACCAGTTGTAGCAGAACGCATAGCAACATCATAAGAAGGAGTTAAATGAGCCAAACCATTACCCATACGAAGCCCACTTCTTGTTCTACGAGGAAGACCATATCCACCAAATGCGTTAGGAGGATTGAATTCTTCAATTTTGGAATTAGAATAGTCATATACTAAACTTCTTGCGTCAGGATATCTTCCAGCAAGAGCATTTTGAGCGACTTGTCTTTCAGCACCAGTAAAATTTTTATCAATATAGTCATCAACCATTTCAACGCCCATCTTTTTTCCTTCTTTTAATGCCCCTTTACCAGCATTTTTAAGAATAGAACTCGCCTTCTTGCTATCAATTGCTCTATCAGCAGCGCTAACAGCAATTCTTTCAAACGCCATTCCAGCAGCAGGATTTCCAGTATAAGCACTAATTGCTTCTCCTGCTGCTTGAGCGCCAACTCTAACAGCAACTTTGCCAGTTTCTTTCGCTGCCTTCGTAACAGATTTTTTGGTAATACCTATCTTATGAGCGCCTATTTTATGAAGGGTTTTAAACAAACCTTCTCCTTCTAATTCACCATATGCTAATGCTTTTCGCATACCTTTTCTAACACCTTTAACCCCTTTTTTAGCCGACATCATTCCATATCCTCCCTTATGGGCTTCATCGCTAATATATTTACCTGCGTATTGACCTGCGGCAGCACCAGCAACTCCACCAAGCGGTCCGCCTAACATTTCTCCAGCAACTGCTCCTACAGCAGGAAGAGCGTAATTTGCGCCAACATCAATTAAGGTTTTCGCTATTTCCTTTCCTACACCACTATCAACAATAGTTTTTTTAAATCCTTTTTTGACAACATCAGCACCTTTAGAAATATCTTTTCCAGCCTTATTAAATCCTTTTTTAAGAGAGCCTAAAATACTACCTCCTTCCATAGCGACAATATCTTCTTCAGGTTTTAAGGAAACTCTAACTCCTTTGTTTTTTTTAATAGCGGTTGCTATTCTTCTTGCGGTATTAGGCATTACCATCATAGAATGAGGAGAACTTCCTACGAACTGATGCGGTTGAAGGGTTATAGCGCCTCCGCTAACTAATTTCCTCATTTGGGCTGCCGAAACTTCAATTGGGCGTTGATGAAGCATTCTACTATTCATTATAAATATTAGTTAGATAATAATATTTAAAATTGTTCTCAAAATATAGGGTTTTAAGCAACTTTTTCCTAAATTAGGCAATTCTTGCTCCAGTTCTAACATCAATAGTAACTTCTCGTTCAAATTCTACGAATACCATTAAGTCGCAGGCAGTAATCGTAGGAGATAGGATTGTTCCTTGAATTTGGATTGCTTTAGAAACGCCTTCCTCACTTGGTAGAGAGCGAGAGCAATTTCCGTAGTAATATCGGTATAGATTTTGGAAGTCCTTTTTAGAGACCAAGCCTGACGCAAGGGAAGTCGTTAAACTGCCGTTCAACTGGTTAGATGATACCAATTGTTCTACAAAATCTTCGTAATCATACTGAAGTTGATTGATAAATAAATTTTTTCCTGAAATTTGAATTTGGAAGTTTTGAATTATAAGAGGGTCAGGAGACGAAGGAGTAGAGCAAAAAGGCGAGAGGACAGATGCTGTAGTTTGACCTCCAGCAGCCGCTACACCATTTGAGCCTCTTGGGAGAAGAGGCAACACTAATACCGAGCGGATATTTGGAATACCGTTCGTAACTAAAATATTAAAGGGCGAGTTAATAGATTGACTAGGGAATGAAAATTGGAAAATATCATTATAAACAATACGCTTGGTTGGCGTAAGAGACAAATAACGCTGTTCCGCAATTGGCGACATAGTATATGCTGGGGCATACAATCGGCAAGAAGTAATAGGACAAGAGAGATTTGCGTTAGTCATTTGACTAAATTGAGTTCTAACAATAGAAAGAGCAACATTTACAACAGCAGTAGCAGCAGCCCCAGCGTCGCTTTGAATAGGAGTTAGAACTGAAGCACCTTGTCCTAAACCGCAAGAAGAATATAGAACAGGGCAAGTTCCACCTCCTCCAAGAATAACTGGCGCAGCAGTAAGAGACAAAATTGGGTTAGCATTAAGAAGACCAGTAGCGGCAGCATAAGTTGCTGCGGTTTGAGTAACTTGGAAATATGTTTGATTGGTATTCAAGTAAAGGCGCATCGTAGAGCCTTTAAGTAGAGGACATTTTTGGAAGAAGTCGGCGACATCTTTAAGACGAATGACAGCATCAATAGCAAACCAACGAACACCAGCGGCCGCTTGAGTAAAAGTTCTAAATACAACAGAGCAATTTGCGCCACTCATTAAATAACCTTGATTGTTAGAATTAGCATAATCAGCGGTCAATATAGGACTAAAGTTAAGGTATGTTTGACGAGAAAATAAGCCTTCATTCCAAGATTGTCTAATATCACTTGAAGATTGAGTAGTTCTCGTAGAAGTATTATAGGAATAAGCAACAATTGGACCAGGGGCTGCGGCGCAAGAACCTAATGTAGCAATTGTAATATAAGGAGCATCTCGGTTATTACTTAATCCTGAACCTGAACCAGCAATAACAACAGTATTAGCAACAGCAACTGGATTATAAGCCCAACTTCTCGCAGTATCAGGAGCAAACCCGACTACAGAACCCCAGTCAGTAAGGTCATCTTGAGACCAACTGGTAATATTCTTAAAGGAACAAAAGACGTTCAAAAAAGGAACTTGCTGAATTATATTGCCGTTATTAAATTCGCAGGTTAGAGAATGAAGCATATTCCAATATCCACTTTTCAATGCTCCTAAATAATCTACCGCTTGAGTAGCAGCGTTCATTGTTGCTGCTGTAGTTTCAAATTGAAGGACAAGAGGCATTAAAATAAAGGCTTCACTCCAATTAATGTAAGAGCCACTATTTGCTAAAGGGGTTGTATCCAAGACAACCTGCGAGGAATAACTGCCGTTATTATTATCATTTACGTATAACCATTGCTTATCAACGAATTCACTTGACGAAACTTCGGTATTGATGCTTTCTTCAAAGACGATGCTATCCATTATAAATAATAGTAAGAAAATAATATTTATAATTACGCCTAATCAAAAGAAATATACTTTTTTGGTAGGACTGACTTTTTAATTTTAATATGTTGTAAAAGTCTTGTTGGCTTAATAACTCCTAAATCTGTATCATAAACCGCCGATGTAATTCCATTTCCAATAATTCTGCGATGAGGTTTTGCTACAACAACTCTTCCTAAACGATGAGACATATTTCCTCCAGCACCACTGGTTGTCATTCTTAAATGATGAATTAGCATTATACTATACCTTTATAAAAAAAGGTATAACCAAAACCTTATCTACCTTTATATAAAAAGTTTGACTCCATCTTTCCTAAAGATGGAACTAAAATCCTAAATTATCATCAGGGTCGCTTATTACCAATTGAATAATCATATTAGGGTCTTGAATAGCAACTGGTCTAAATGCTTGGTCTATAAATGATACTTGAAATCTACTATATTGCGCTGGTAAAACATCAATAAAAACATACTGATTAGGGGCTACGGTAAATTGCTCTCCAATATTTCCACTTGGAGCAAATGAATATATCAAATTATTTGGAACTGCGTAATTGTTATTAATTAGAGAGCAAGTTAAAATAAAACTGGATACTGGAGATACTTGAGGTGTAAATGTAGATAAAAATTGTTGGCTTGTAGTATATGCTGGATTTTGAGTTTGATTAGGTGGAACACCTGCTATTACAGCATTAGGATAAGTTCCTGCTGCGAAACCTATTACTAAACCAAAGTTATTAGTTCCTACAACTAATTCAGGAACTATAAAATTAACTGGTAAAACCCAAGTTGCTCCAGCAGGTAAAACCCAAACATTAGCAGCAGCAACAGCAACACTAATACCAAAGCAATTTAATTCAACGGCATATTGAGTAGGATTAACCCCTAAAGTCATTAGATAAACAAAATCTCCAGTTGATGATACTAAATAATGACTATTTTGAACCATAGTAAAATGAAGAAAATTATTTAATGCTAAAATATCATAGAAGCCATCAGGAACTACGACCGAGTAAGTAGTTCCATCAACCCAATTATAACTAAAACTGTTGTTTTTATTTGCTGATGTTATATTAAAAGTTGAATAATACATTTGTAATGATGCTAATGCTACCTTTTGACCTTTTTTTAAATTAATATTACCACCAATGAACTCATAGGATAAGATTGAATTGTTTGTTCCTTCAAGAATATTCGCACTATTTAAAATAAGGGTTCTCATTATACTATACATTTATAAAAAAAGGTATAACCAAAACCTAATTATATTATCTCCTAAATGGAGAGTTCCATCAATAAATCTACACCTTGATTTTTGCGTATGCGTCCATCATTCATCATTTTTACTATCAATCTACGTAAATCGCTCATTACTTTTGGGTTATTATTACCAGCCATATACTCTCCTTTTAGTAATTCAAAACGTTTATTCTCTTCTTCATCACTTGACGTAGTAGTTCTTTTTAATCCTAAACCATTCCAAACACCAGCACCAATAGACATTTCTTCAAAAAACTTACGTTCATCAGTAGGAATTTGCGTATAAACTCTTGCGTTAGGCTTTCCGTTATCCAATAAATCTAAAATAAAATCTCTAAATATATCGCTTACAGCCATAGGCTTAAATTTGGGTATTTGTCCTAATGATTTGTATTTTACATTCAATGTATCTTGTTGTTCTAATTGGGGAAGATGAATAGCATATTTACCATATTCTCTATAAGAGGGAGTTTCTTTTACTGCTATTCCTCGTCCAACTTTCATTTTTATAGAAGGTTGTATTGTTCTAACTACAGTTGAATTAACTCCTCCAAAACCAGTTCCAAATTTAACCTTGAAAATTTCCATAATATTAGTATCATTAATCCATACTTTTCCTGAATTAGGATTTTTTGGTTTAGTTTTTTGTATATCTAAATAATTAAATACTTTTCCAGTATTATTATTAATAATTTGGTCTTGTAATTCAGGATTGGCTTCAAATGTCTTTCTAATTTGGGTTAAACTTGCTTTATCAATACCAATTGAAGAACCTAAACTTGTTGGAGTATTTGCGGTTCCGCTTTTAAAACTTGTAATATCACTCATAGTTGGTGCTGACGAACCTTTTTGTCCTGTTAATTGTCTATAAATCGCCTTTTGATTAGCAGTTAATGAAGATGGGTCTCCTTTTCTCTTAATAATTGCTTCGGCAGCCATTCTGTCTCTATAATCTGCTGCTGATAATTGTAATGAGGCTACACCTACTGGTGATATATTTGATATATTTTCGGGATTTTGAAGCATTAAGTTATATTCTTCTTCTGCTATATTTACATCAGCATCTCTTCCTTGAGGCATTCCATCAACAACTCCATATATTGCTTCTACTATTCCTGTTGGAGACATTCTATTTCTTTGTATTTCAGTTGCTATTGCTCTTAATTCTGCTGCGGAAGGCATATTTTGAAACTGCGTTAAAATCGCTTGTATAACTCGTTGTTGGTCTATTGCGGAACGTTCGCCTAAAGCGTTTAATTGGTCGGCAGTAGGTAATATTTGAGTTAATACATCTAATCTTTGAATTATATCTCTATTCATTCCAGTATTCTCTGCTATATCGGTAAGATATCCAATAATTCTTGGGTCAGGTAGAACTTGTCTTAATTCTCCAACATTATTAATCAATCCATTAAAACCAGCACCATTAGGATTAAAAACTCTCGCCATACCAGCAACACCAGCAAGTTCATCGCTATATTTTCTAAAGTATTCTATAAAAAAAGCAGGAGTTAATAGTTTTACAGTAAATCTTTTCTTAATATCTGCTTCAATAGAAGGAAAATTGGCGTTTAATTGAGTAAAATCTAAAGCACCATCTACTCTTATACGAGTTATAATTTCCGCTGCCTCTTGAGGTCTAAATCCAAGTTTTTCAATATTACTTCTTGCTGTTGCTTCTTGAGATGCGTAATCTGCTAATAATTCATCAGGAGAAGAAACTTGTTGAGGCGTTAATTGTTCTACAACACCCATTTTAACGGCTTTTCTCGCACTACTAATATTAGCATCGTTAGCAACCTGTAATGCTATAATTTCATCTTGAGTTAATTTACCTTTTGCGTAATCACTTGGCTTCTGTCTTGGAGGAATAGTATAATTCATTTATATTATACAAATATATTATTATTTTTGTAAAATACCGCCATTTTATCCTACTTTTTCCTAAATAAATAACCCTTTTAGAAAAAGGGCTACCCCAAAATCATATGTTTTAAGCAAATTTTGGCTTCTACCTTTTTTTAAAAGGTGGATTTAGTTCCCTATAGTTTCTCCTCATCTAATACATATATTTCATCAAAGTTCTTTCTAAACTTCTCGTCCTTATTGCCTTCTAAATCTATTAATAAAAAGTCCTGTTTAGACTGCGTAGCATCGTCATATATCTTCTTCAATTCCTTTTTCTCAATTCCCAAACTACATTCTCTACAAATCATAGTCAAATTTTTCATTGATGAAACCTGCTTGATAATCAAATAACTAATATTATCTCTAACTAATTTTGGAACTCCGTAAAACGATTGACTTATATATATGATACTACAATTCTTTTTTCTTGCTCTTATAAAATAGTCGCAAATAGGTCGTTGTTGTTTAAGGGGTTCATTTACCAAATCATCTAAAACGATAAGATTGTTCTCTTCTTTATCTAATTTGTCTAAATCAGGCAATTCAGTTATACCTTCCTTAATGATTACACCTTTATCGCCAAGCCTGTCTTCTAAATAGTTATAAAGCGGTTCATCTTTATTTTTAGTAACTATAAATATCTTTTCAAAAGTATTAGGCATATTATGTATTAGATTTAGTAATGTTTGGGTTTTACCTGACCCAGAATTTCCTGCGATAATCATTCTAAAAGGCAACTTAATATGATGTATATCAAAATGAGGATTATGAGATTTTAGAAGAAACTTTTTAGGCATTTTCTTATACCAATCAACCATTTCTGCTTTATGAGCCATATAATATATATAAGGGGAAAAGAATTTATTCCACCTTTCTTTATTTAAGGTTTTGGTATTACCTTTTTTTATAAAGGTATAATATAATGAGTGTCAATGCCCCACCAAATCCAAATGTTTCTACTTTTAATAATTTATACTGGATAACCGCTGATATTTCGCTTACCCAAGCCGCCGCCGATTTAAGATATTTGAAATGGAATGTCGCTCAAGGAGACGAAGTTTTACAAGGAATAGTTGTCAATGGTAATTCTACATTTTATTCTCCATCAGTTTCATTTATTAATACTGTTGCTCCAACATCTACTGCTACTCAACCTGCTTCCAATGATAGTTCAACAAAAATACCGACTACTGCTTGGGTTCAAACAGCAGTTACAGGTAGTTCAATATTGGCTTCCAATAATACCTTTACAGGAACAAATGCCTTTAATAATGTTGCTCCTATTACTTCTACCGCTACTCAACCTGCTTCCAATGATAGTTCAACAAAAATACCAACTACTGCTTGGGTTCAAACAGCAGTTAGCGGTAGTTCAATATTAGCGACAAATAATACATTTACTGGAACAAATGCCTTTAATAATGTTGCTCCTATTACTTCTACCGCTACTCAACCTGCTTCCAGCGATAGTTCAACAAAAATACCAACTACTGCTTGGGTTCAAACGGCGGTTAGCGGTAGTTCAATATTAGCGACAAATAATACATTTACTGGAACAAATGCCTTCAATAACGTTGCTCCTCCAACATCATCTTCTACTCAACCTGCTTCCAGCGATAGTTCAACAAAAATACCGACTACGGCTTGGGTTCAATCAGCAATTACAGGTGCTACTATTCCAGCAAATTTAACGCCTAATTCAATTACTATTACAAGAACTAATCTAGCAAGTTCTTCAACTGCTGGAATTATAAATAATTATAATAATGGTGGTTATATAGACCAAGGATTTCTCAGTTCTGCTAATAGCCCTTACAATGCGAATTTTACTCCAAATGTTCCTTTACAAATTGTAATTGCTAATAATTCAGGTAATCCTGCTTTTAGTCTTTTTAATGGTTTTATAACAGTAAATATAAATTGTTTTTTTTATAATTCTGCTAAATCTCAATACGGTCAATTTGAATGTAAATTAAATATTTTTGGTTTTGTTTTGGGTGGAAATTTTGGTTCAACAAATGGGACAATTTATAATTTAAATAATCAAATTAACGGAAATGGTGCTTTTAATATGACTGACCCTGTTTACGCACCAATAGGACGAGAATATTGGACTTACGACCAAGTATTTAGCGGAGCGAGGGCTGCTACACCTGGCTATTTACAAGGAGTTAATAATGGTGATGGAACATATAGTATTTTTGTTTATTTTCAAGCAGACCAGCAGATGATTTGGTGTTATAATGCTACAATAATAAATACTGCTTTTTTAGTGGCTGGTGGGGGTAAAGGAGTATATTTAGCGTAATTAGTAAGGGAAATTATTTTCCTATTGTATAATATAATGTCAACGTTTAATAGTATTGATAATAATGGAATTCAAATGACTTTAGATAATACTAATAAAAGTGTATCTATTGACCCTGATAATGGAATTGTTATAAAATATGATTTACTTACTGCTAATCCAAAACAATTTACAATTAGTAATACTGGAATGAACTTTTTAGATAATACCGAAAATAACACTACCTTCTTATCAAGAATAGCATTACTTCAACAGGCTTTAGCATCAGTAGAAATTCCACCAAATCCTACAACATTTGAAGTTGTAAGTAGTGTTTTAGTAAGAGATACTGGGACAAATTCTATTGCTCTTGATGGAGTAGTTCCTTCTGTTATAATAACCGACGGAACTGATACTAATACAATTACAATTAATTCAATTGATGCTACTGGTGGATTAACCCTTCCTTCTGTTGTCTCTTTTACCAATGCGGTTGCTCCAACTTGTCTTGCTAATCCTCAAGGTTCAACCGACCTTTGTAATAAACAATATGTAGATAGTCAGTCTGCTCTTACTGCTTATCAGTTATATTTTAATTATAGTGTTCCCTATACAGTTCCAAGCGGTTCTACCTATCAAACATTAAGTTCAACTCAAATAGCAACCCCTACTACTGTTGGTTGGACTACCAATAGTTTATCGCCAGTATTTTTAGGCGGATTTTTCAACCTCCTCTCTACTCTAAATATTACATCTATTACTGCTGGTGTTTGGACTTTACTTCTTTTCGCTAATCTTACAAGTATAGCAGGTCAAGGAAGAGAAGCATTTTTCTATACTATTATTGGAACTGCGTCATCAGGTGCGGAGACTATTTTATATACTTCACCTGCGTCTTTACTACTTAATACAGTCACTCCACTCGTTGGCTCGGTCTCCATTCAAGGAACTATTCCTTTAATCTCTCTTACTGGATATACTGGATTAGGTATTAAATTATATATACAATCCAATACTGGTTCAGTAACTACTGGTTCGGTAATTTATCAAACGCCAAATGAGTATTCTTCTATTTTAACCTCTGTTCTTCCCATTAGTGCTGTCTCTAATCTATCGCTTGTTCTAACTGCTGGTAATTCCGCTGGTTCTTCCAGTATCAATATGAATAATAACAACATTTCAGGTATCCTACAAGCGTCAGGTCAAGCAGTAGTGCTAACAAATACCACTGCTAATACCACTCTATCTGTAAATAGCAGTAGTGCGACTACAACAACGCTCTTAACCAAGTTCAATAATGGAAGAACCGCTCAAACAGGAGAGACTATTCGTCTTGATTTTAACGCAAAAAATAGTGCTGGAACCGAGTTCAACTACGGAAAAATTCATATGAATACCCCTGCGATTGGTGCTGGAGTTGAGAGAGGCAGATTAGATTTAGATGTAAGAGATAGTGTTGGTCTATCTACCTATCTTGGGTGTAATGGAAATACCCTACAAGTAGATTGTTTTAGAGAACTACATATGAATACCAGAAACATCATCGGCATTGTTAATGCGAATACTGCTAATTCATCTCAACTCGCTCCCCAAAAAGTAGATTTCCTTACGGCGAATGGAACAGTTCCATCAACCAGTTTGGATTTAAATCAGCGATACGTTTGCGCGAATGCTGGGAAACTCCAAACTTGGATTGATTCAGGAGTCCAAAATTTTAATGGAGTGTCAGCGGAAGACGCAACCGCATCTTGCGTCTTTTACTTTGCTTGGTGGGTTGGAACATCAGGCGGAAATCTTTACTATTCTATTGATAATGGTGCTACTTGGACTTTCAAATACTATTTTGGCGGTCCAATCAACTGCCTTACTGAATATAATGGTGGTAATAATATGGCGATTGGAGGTAATTTTGGTGGATACGGACTTGCTAATCTTGCTGGGGTTGATACTGGTTTCTCGGTGATTGATATTACGCCTTCATATCAGGGCGTAAATGCGGAGGTGAAATGTTTATTTAATAATTCCGCTAATAGTTGTTTAATGGTAGGTGGAAGTTTTACTGATTTTAACGGCGGTAGTGGAGGTGCTTATTATACAAACGCATTATTTACTTTGGAGTATTCCAGTAATACTTGGTATAATGCGTTGAATGTTAATTCTTTTAGTAATGGAGGGTTTGTTGATAGTATGAGTAATGCTGGGATTGTCTATTCTATTGCGAGAGATAATACGAATAGTTTTATAATTGTTGGTGGAGATTTTTACCAAGTAAATACCAATAGCGGACCGCAGTCAAGTTCCAATTTATTCGTCTTTCAAACTTTCAACGGATATGATACTGCTGGTTTTTATCCATATGGTATTAACCCTATAAATGCCCCAGTCAAGGCAGTTCTTGATTACAACACTTTTGGTGCTGGAATATTAGTAGGTGGTGATTTCACTGGGGCAGGTGGTGGTTTTATATCATATGGAATGTTAATGGTTTGGAATAGTGGAACGAGTAATTGGGATTTAAGTTCTTATCCTCTTGGTGGTGGAGGTGGTAATCCTATTACATTTATTACGCAACCAGCAAGTGGTGGAACTATTTTTACATATTACGGCGGTTCTAATCTCTATAATCAAAATACATTATTACCTGCTTTACCTATTGGTTCTGCTTGGAAATGCGTTGCGTTTAGTTATCCTGCTTCAACTATTTACTACGCAACCGACGCTCAATCAAGCGTAGGTTTCCCTTTCTATATAGTAGATACCTCAACGCAGGTCTCTCTTACAAGTGTCTATCCTATTAAACAATACTCAACTCTTTCTCATACTAATATTGAATTACTGGGAACAGGCTCAATCGCCGAGTTGATTTGGAATGCTAATTTAAGCGAGTGGTATATAATATCGTCATATGGAGCAGTCTTTACTTAAGTAGGGAATACTTCCCCTACGACCCCTCCTTTTTTTATATAGCAGTATAATATAAATGGATACTACAGTATTTAATGCGGTTTTTTTTAGTTTTTTAATAACATCGGCGATTGGTTTTATTTTGAAATGTAGCAGTATGGCTTACAAGTCAAAATGTAAAGAGGTTAGTTGCTGTTGCTTGAAAATTGTTAGAGATACAGAAGCGGAAGAGAATTTAGACGAAGCGGAAGCCCAACGAGTAATTACAAGAAATGAAACAAAAGATACACTTTAAAATCTATATACTTAATATATGAGTAAAATTGAAAAACTACCTTATCCTGAAAATATACAATTTACTACCGAAGAAGGACAACGATACGAAGACGACCAATA